AGGCAAAGTCTAGACTGAAATACGGCCAATCGGAGAAAATTTTGAATATATGATATCAGCGAACTGTCCAATAGCCAGTGCGGACAAAACAAAGGAACGAAATCTATCAGCCTAGAATCAAACAAAATGTCTCTCTCAATTAACACTTCTATTCCTAGCCGATCTAATCGCTCACGGTTAAGACGCTGCGCATAACGTAACAATTGTCTAACCATCGTAGATCGACCTACAGCCTGAAGTGTAGCAATTCCCGTAGCGCGCGCAGTAGAAATCGCCTCGCGGCAACCTACATGGGGAGCGTAACATCTACATGGAGCCTTTTTACATTTTTGGCAAGAGTCGGTGAGAAAACTGGATAAGTAACTCTTTGTGCATCGGCACGTTGTACCGCACAATAGACACTCTATAGGCGTATCTGCACTGGCACTATCTGCATAACTCTCATCATCATTATCACAATCGTCCAGCGTCTCTACCTCCAACGGAATTGCTGCGGCAATGTCACACACAACTCCAGAAGTGATTTCAGAAGACTCGGTTACAGATGGAGGGGGACAACAACAATAGCACATATTGCACTGTGTACAGACATCTACTGGTTTTCCATTGGTCATAAGCGCAACCATCTGTTTCTGAAATTCATAATGCTCCTTAGACGCCAATTGGGCCCATCGCAAATATCGAAAAACACTCACCTGAAACATTTCAGAACCTTCAAAATGTAATAAACGTAGCTCATAATGGTTCTTGTCCGCGTTTGTCGTCAATTCAGGGCCGACGTGACAGTAATACACAGAAATTTTCCAGATGTCAGGGCACTTCACACCTCCAAATGCAGCAGCAACTTTCTTACTGTCTAGACGACCACCAGATTTGTATTCATCCATGACATCAATGTCCAAATGATAAAGACGCCGCAATACAGATTCAGGTTTTTGACTATATGTTTCAGCAAGCAAGTATCTTTTGTTAGTGGTTACAGTAACCAACCAAGGACGCAACGCAACCTTTCCTTTCATGGCCACATCGGCCATAGGGGCCAAAAACAGGGCATTGTTGATAGTCTGAATTAAACGGTATACAGGGGATGTTTCGGTAAACTGCGGTGAAGTATTGCCAAAGTCGTCAAAAATTATAACATTGGTAGAAGATCTTATATTTGAAGCGTACTTGTCGTTGTCAGCCCAAATGGCAACTCTATCCTCGCTAACATCAAACCCGTTGAACGTACCGATCGCCTCGTATGTCAACTTATTCAGCGAACTTTTTCCCACTCCAGTATTGCCGTACAAAGACAAAGCAAACGGAGCCAAACGAAAACCGCCACGCGTGCGCATCTGTGTAAATTCCGTTCTCCACGCACGCATCCTTTCCAAACGATCCATAATAAATCGTCGCTCAGGAGTCATCCGCTTATTCCGGCTTACTATAGCATCACCACTCGCAATAGCTGTTTCCAAAAGTTGTTCATAATCGTTGTCAGTCATAGAGGTATATTCGCCCAAATTGCCAGTAATAGCATATCCTTGTAAATCTCTCACCTTGTCATATTTCAGTTCGAATTCTCGGGTTGTAACATCGAGCATAAAAAAGGCTCTAGGATCTTTACTTTGGAATGCAGCGTAACCACCCTCAACAAATTCTATCACGCATGAAGCAACCACGTCCAACAACTCCAATGGACCTATAGTCGCTTCTATCACACGGGGCTCAAAAATCTTATAGCCTCCGAGTGTGAAAGTGAGATCAGTTGCGTCACACATTCCGGCACTAACCACGTAAGAAATCAATTTTTTGCAGTTCCGCGCTTGAGGAGAGTCAATGTATTGGTGCCAATTACTCAGACACTTACGAATGCTGTCCAACCAGTCAGTTTCAGTTTCACCACTTTGCTCAATTAAAGAAGCTAGTCCGGAATGCATATGCTCATGTCTGCCAACATTAACAGTTCCGTTGAGCAATCCACGAAAGGTGTCGATAACATGACCAAATAAAGACCGTTGCGAATGCGCTTGCAAATACATGACTATCGCAGCAACCACTCCACTCTTATCTCGAGCAGATGTGATGCAGGTCTTCAATGATACTAAAAGCGTGATTTCACGCGCCACTAAGTCCGTATGATTGGCAATCAGTGGGACTAATCGTATAAAACGCCAATAATGACTCAAAAACGCATAGATCCGGGGAGCAAATACTACAAAAGCGGTTGGGCCACACATAAAATATCCTACAAAAATAGATAACATGTCCCATAACCACCAGTAGCTCTGTTTCACACCAGACTGCATTTTCAATTTCAAGGGTTTAGCGCCCTTAGAGCGCCTCGCCAATTCATAAGAAATAGAACGGCGGTTACCCTTGATATGGCGTTTGGTATATTTCCTCCTGTGTATCTCCTTGGTGTCCTCGCGAAATGCTTGATCCCTAGTTTTCTGCTCCTCACTAGGGAAAAATAAGTCGCGCACAGTACTATCACAATTATAAACCTGCGCAACACTATGGTAACACTTGTCACAAACCAAGTCGTTCATAATATCAAACGAACGTCTCGCGTTACATATAGCGCATCGCTCCATAACCTTCCATTCACTAGGTAAAACGTCATTCTCCACACATGTTGTGTCCAAGGACTTTGTGTATCCAAATCTCCACAAAGTTGCAATGTGTTGGTATGTATCAGTTACACCATAACAAACTCTACGCAAAGGTTCCGCTGTCGGGCCAAAGAACCAGGAAAGTTTTGATCTTATTTGATTGCCCTCTGGGCAACTGCGTG